ACAAGGGAGTCGATCCCCTGTCCCTCGATACCAGCGAAGATTCAAACTACCTTGGGGGCAATCACAAGGTCAGTGACGAAGAAGCGAATTTCCGCACCGCACTCAGCGATCTTGGATCGCATGACGAAGGCAAGCAGACGCTTCAGGCGATCAACTCGACATGGGATCAGGCCAGTAAGGAAGTGCTGTGGAAGGAGCCCAATCTCCTGTCGGTGATGCACTCCCAGCGTGAGAACGGTATCTATGACCGGATCGCCACGGAAGTGAACCGCCTGCAGGCTTTAGGGCAAATTCCGGCCGGAACCCCGTTCATTCACGCCTACAAGGCGGTGGGCGACGCACTGCAGGCTCAGGGTCGTTTCAACGATCTCGTGTCTGCAGTACCTGGTACTCCTGCCGGTTCGGCAGCTGTGGTTACCGCCGCAGCAGCCCAGCCGGTAGCCACCCGGGTCGTTGCACCAAAACCGGCCGTGACGAATGGGGATCTGGCAAGTGCCGCTGCGGCTTCGCGGAGCACTCCCGGAAAAGTTGAGAAGGTCGTGAATCCGCTCGCCATGAGCGATGACGACTTCCTCAAGCAAATGGCCAACCGTGTTTAAGGGAAACTGACCCATGCTGAATTACAACGCCCCCTCCGTAGATGGTTCGGGTACCAAGTCGAGCATCGACGGTGCCGGCTCCAACCAGATGCTCACCTTCTTCTACCTGAAGAAGGCCATCGTCTACGCCCGCAAGCTGCAGTTCTTCATGCCGCTGGCGAACGTGACGAACATGCCGAAGAACTTCGGCAAGAGCATCAAGGTGTTCGAGTACGTGCCGCTGCTCGATGACCGCAACGTGAACGACCAGGGCATCGACGCTACAGGTGTCACGCTCGCTGGCGGCAACCTGTACGGTTCCAGCCGTGACGTCGGCACGATCACCTCGAAGATGCCGACGCTCACCGAAAACGGCGGCCGTGTGAACCGTGTCGGCTTCACCCGTCTGACACGGGAAGGCACGATCCACAAGTTTGGTTTCTTCACCGAGTTCACGCAGGAATCGCTCGACTTCGACTCGGACGAGACGGTGATGGATCACCTGTCGACCGAGCTGATGAACGGTGCCGTGCAGATGACGGAAGCCGCGCTTCAGGCCGACCTGCTGGCTTCGGCCGGTGTGGTGATCTTCGCCGGTGCTGCCACGCAGGACTCCGAAGTCACGGGTGAAGATACACCGGCTGCCGGCCCTGTGCCGGAGATCCCGCCGTCGATCGTCTCGTACCGCAACCTGATGCGTCTGGACCAGATCCTGACGGATAACCGCACGCCGACGCAGACGACGGTGATCACGGGTTCGCGCAACATCGACACGATGACCGTCGGTGCAACCCGCGTGCTGTACGTGGGCAACGAGCTGGTGCCGATCCTGAAGGGCATGAAGGATCTGTTCGGCAACAAGGCCTTCATCGAGATCCAGCACTACTCGGCAGCCGGCACGATCCTGAACGGCGAGATCGGCTCGATCGACAAGTTCCGCATCATCCAGGTGCCGGAAATGCAGCACTGGGCAGGTGCCGGTGCAGCGGTCGGGACGAACCCGGGCTACCGTGCCTCGATGGTCGGCGGGACCGAGCACTACGACGTGTTCCCGATGATCTGCCTGGGCGATGACTCGTGGACCACGATCGGCTTCCAGACGGACGGCAAGACGGTCAAGTTCTCGGTGCTCACCAAGATGCCGGGTCAGGACACCGCGGATCGTAACGATCCGTATGGTGAGACCGGCTTCAGCTCGATCAAGTGGTACTACGGCATTCTGATCAAGCGCCCGGAACGTATCGGCCTCGTCAAGACGGTCGCACCGGTCTAAACCGGTGAGCTGAACCAGAGGGAAGGAAGATAGCGATGTCTTCCTTCCCGCTGGCTCCAGAACTGGAATCAAGGAACCTGACAATGAACGCGCTTGAAGACACGGCACAGCCGACTGAACTGCAGATGCTCAAGTCCCGTGCGGACATGATGGGCATCACCTACTCGAACAACATTGGCCTCGATGCACTGCGCAAGAAGGTCGACGCCCGGATGAATGGTCTGGATGAACCGGCTGCCGACGCTGCAGTCGATACCGCAGCCGATCCGCAGCAGACCTTCGCACCGAACCCTCTGGCTGGTCAGACCGAGCCGGTCAAGCGCAAGACGCTGCGCCAGCATCTGCACGATGAGCAGATGAAGCTGGTGCGCCTGCGTATCACCAACCTGGATCCGAAGAAGAAGGATCTGCCGGGGGAGATCTTTACGGTGGCCAACGAGCATCTGGGCACCGTGCGCAAGTTCATTCCCTACGGTGAAGTGACGGATAACGGCTATCACGTGCCGTACATCATCTACAAGCAGCTTGAATCGCGGCGCTTCCACAACATCCGCACGGTCAAGGATCGCCGCACGGGGACCAACCGTGTCGAGTCGAGCTGGGTCAAGGAGTTCGCACTGGAAGTGCTGCCGACCTTGACGAAGGAAGAGATCGGCCGGCTGGCTACGGCACAGATCGCAGCCGGCAGTATCGAATCCGCCGCCAGCTGATCGGTCACTGACCAATCTCTTGCTGTGATCAAAGGCCCATCCCGGATCTGGGTGGGCCTTCTGTTTTTCTGAACCAGGAAAAAGAACATGGGCTACGGCGCAGATACACAAGGCAATGCACTGCTGCAGGCAGTGACCGCCGATCAGAGTTTCACCATTCCGGCTATCGATCTGAGCGGTGCGCAGTTCCAGTTGCCTGGGGGTGCCACCAATCCGCTCTATATGGTTATCAGCAAACCTTCGGTGTCGGAGCTGACCACCGGTGTGGGCGGTGAGGGTACCTTCGATGTGGTCATGGCTTCCGTCCAGGGGCTGCTGACGGCGGAATACAAGGCAGGCCGGATCACGGGGGCGGAATACACCAAGGCATTCATTGCCATGGTTCTGGGGACACTGGAGCAGTCGGTGCAGTTCTGCCTGCAGAACGACAACTCCTACTGGCAGGCCCAGGCCGCTCAGGTGGGCGTCATCAAGGCACTGGTGGATATTGAGACGGCCAAGGTAGCGACCGTTGTGGCCCAGCTCGAGGCTGTTACGTCCCGGGCGAACTACGGCCTCACGAAGCTGAAGATGGCGACGGAAGATGCCAGCTATGGCCAGGCCAGGTTCCAGGTCGACAATACCCTGCCGGCGCAGCTCACGCTGCTGCAGACCCAGAAGACACTCGTCTCGGAGCAGGCCGAGGGCCAGCGTGCCCAGACGCTCGATGTGCGTACCGATGGCCAGGTAGTGGCGGGCTCGGTGGGCAAGCAGAAGGATCTGTACACCCAGCAGGTCACGAGCTACCAGCGTGATGCCGAGGTGAAGGCGGCCAAGCTCTTTACCGATGCCTGGACGGTGCAGAAAACATCCGATGACGGTCTGGTTGCACCGACCGGGTTCACCAATGACTCCATCAATGAAGTCCTGACGACGTTGATGGCCAACAATGGTTTTGGCTCGCCGCAGCCCTGATCCAGGAAAAGAGAGGAGTCTGGTATGGGAATCTTCAGTAGCGCACCGACCACGTTTGTTTCCTCGGTCGTCTATAACATGGCGGGGGATGTCAACAAGCGGCCTGACTTCCTGAAGTCCACCGTGGCCAGTGCAGTTATTGGAGGTTCCGATTCGATTGCCGATTCACTCCAGGCGGCCTACCTGGGCGGGCCGGGTGTCAAGTTCAAAACCTTTGCACACTGGGCAGACAGTTCCGGCTATACCAGCGTGGTGGGCATCACGCTTGGGCAGATCACCACGGGTAACTCACTGGATACGACGGTACTTGCTGTGCAGATCCCGCACGATGCCGGCCTCACTGTGTCCGTGCAGACCGCGGATCTCGGCCCGGTCGACAGCCGGTGGTGGGGCGCTGACTACATCAGCCAGCATCACCCGGAACTGTTCAGCACGGACTGGAACGCCAGCTACGACGGCACAACCGTCGTTATCACCTATGCCGATCAGACAACGGAGAGTTTTGTCCCGGTGGGGCTTGATATCAACGCCCGGTATATCTATGCAGCCTACCGGTTGACCTCGGGCGAATCGGATGGTGCCATCGTACCGGGTACACCGGTTCCCCTTGGTTCCGGCGAAGCCTTTCCTTCCATGGTGGGCTGGACACAGGATTCCCTGACCACGACGTTACAGCCCGTGGTACTCAACACCACGGTGCTGACTGAAACCAGTTACTCGGATGGCAGCACAGGTAGTTCTGACACGACGAGCTCGCCGGCAGACAGTTCCTACATCGAGACACATGGTGTCTATGAAAAGACGGTGCACCACGGCATCGATCCGGCCAATACTTCCCGGACCTACTCGACCCGCTCGATCCAGTATCAGGACCAGACCGGAGCCGTGCTGCCGGGTGTACCGGTAGTGACGACCCGGACGGACGACATGGGAGGGGGCGTTACCCGTACCACGCAGACGACTACCACGACGGATGTCATCGTACTGACCCGGACATGCCGCACGGATACGCAGGACATCACCAACAACACCTTCTCGCCCATGAAGGTCTTTATCTACGCGGATGGCTCGGGCAATCCGGTTCTGGATGCGATGTTCAGTCCTCCAGTCGATATGGGCAAGTTCTTCCCCTACATTCCGGTACGGGTG